ACAAGTTTCTGGTATTACATCAGCTACTGTTGCATTGCAAGGCAGTCTTGATGGTACTAACTGGTCAACTATTGGCACTGCATTGACTGCTAATGGCATCATTACTGTAGCTAATGCACCAACATATTTGCGAGCAAATTGCACAGTTTTTGTCACAGGCACTATTACTGCCAAGATAATGTACTAAGGAGAAACCCTATGAAAAAGCCCACAATTGCTCAGAAAAAAGTTGGCAAGGTAATGCGTGAATACAAGGAAGGTACTTTGCATTCAGGCTCAAAAATGGGCAAGGTTGTCAAGAACCCAAAACAGGCAGTTGCCATTGCTTTGTCTGAGGCTGGTATGTCCAAGCCTAAAAGGAAGATGAAATGAAACAGGGTTTGTACGCCAACATCGCCGCAAAGAAAAAGCGCATAGCGGAAGGCTCTGGCGAAAAGATGCGCAAAGTTGGTAGCAAGGGTGCGCCTACTGCTGAAGCTTTTAAACAAGCGGCAAAGACCGCAAAGAAGCCTAAAAAGGTGAAGTAGATGAAAACACCCACTTGGCAAACAAAAGCTGGTCAAAATCCAAAAGGCGGCTTGAATGCCAAGGGTAGATCATCTTATAATGCAGAAACTGGTGGTAATCTGAAGCCTCCAGTAAAGTCGGGGGATAACCCTCGCAGAGCAAGTTTCTTGGCTCGTATGGGGGGCAATGATGGCCCTGAGTACGACAAGAAAGGTGAACCAACAAGACTGCTTCTTTCGCTCAAGGCATGGGGTGCATCCTCAAAGGCTGACGCAAAGGCAAAAGCTAAAGCTATCTCCGCAAGGAACAAAGCAAAGGCTGGAAGCAGATGACCTATTTAGAACTTGTAAACGATGTCCTCATAAGGTTGCGTGAGCCAACAGTTACTACTGTTACTCTCAATTCTTATTCCACACTAATTGGCAAGTTTGTCAATGATGCCAAACGTCAAATTGAAGATGCTTTTGCTTGGAATGTTCTAGGCAGAACTATTACTCTGTCTACTACTTCTGGCACATACGAATATGCTTTAACTGGTGCTGGTCAGAAGTTCCAAGTTATTGATGTTATCAATTCAACAAGCAATCTTAGTATGAGGAATATTGATTTTGCTTCAATGAATCGTAAGCAGAATTTCTCTACTCCCGTTAGTGGTATTCCATCAGAATATGCGTTTGATGGAGTAAGTGCAGGATACGACACTAAGGTAACTCTTTATCCTCGCCCTGATGGTGTGTATAGCATCCCATTTAGCTTAACAGTGCCACAGGCTACCTTGACATCAGATTCAACTATTGTGGCTGTTGCTGACTCTTTGGTGGTTCAGAATGCCTATGCTCGTGCTTTGGTAGAGCGTGGCGAAGATGGTGGCTTGAGTTCTTCTGAGGCATATCAGTTGTACAAATCTATGTTGTCTGATTACATTGCTTTGGAAGGCACTCGTTATCCTGAGAATCAGGAGTTTGTTGCGGTATGAGCAAAGCCCTCCAAGTTTCTAGCGTATCAGCACCAGCTTTTTTGGGGTTGAATACACAAGACCCCTCGCTAGAAATATCCAGCGGGTTTGCTGGTATTGCGCTTAACTGCGTGATTGACAAGTTTGGTCGATTAGGTGCTAGACAAGGATATAAAAAGGTCAACACATCTAGTGGCACGTTAGGCGCAAATCAAATTACAGTTATCCATGAGTTGATCCAAACTGATGGCACACTTACTGTATTATTTTTTGGTAACGGCAAACTGTTTAAACTGGGTTTGGCAACGGCTGGCGCTGTAGCCGAATACAACATTGCTGAATATGGCGCTAACGGCTCACCTCTTGCCGAATACACGCAAGGCGTGGCAGGGTTGGGTACTATTCTTGAATTGACGTATGGGGGTGGGGGTACTGCTCCAACTTTCAACGCAGGAAACTGGCAAGCTGCAAGTCTTAATGGCATCGTATATTTCTTTCAGATAGATAATGATCCAATCATTTACGACCCTGCGGTATCCACCACCACTTATCGCAGAGTGTCTGAGAAAACAGGTTATGCAGCTACTGTGCCAAAAGCAAACGTAGCTATCTCTGCATATGGTCGTATTTGGGCGGCTAATACAGAGACTAATAACACAACAGTATATTTCAGCGATTTATTAGCGGGTCATGTTTGGTCTACTGGTACAGCAGGATCATTAGATGTTTCTCGTGTCTGGCCTAATGGCGCAGATGAGGTAACGGGTCTTGCGGCGCATAACGGATTTTTGTTTATCTTTGGTAGACGACAAATCTTAATTTATGCAGGCGCTACATCACCATCAACTATGACGCTTTCCGACACGATCTCAAGTGTTGGCTGCATAGCAAGAGATTCGATTCAAAACACAGGCAAGGATGTTGTTTTCTTGAGTGGCAGTGGTTTGCGTTCAGTTTTGCGAACAGTGCAAGAGAAGTCTGCGCCAATAGGTGACTTGTCCAAGAACATTAGAAATGACTTCTTAACCACTATTGCAAGTGAATCAGACAAGCAGTTAAGGTCGGTCTATTCCGAACAGAATGGTTTTTACCTCTTAACTTGCCCCACAGCAGGAAAAGTTTTCTGCTTTGACACTAAGGTAACTTTAGAAGATGGGGCTTATCGTGTCACGATATGGGACAACATTGCTCCACAAAGTTTTTGCTCCCGTAGAAACGGGGATTTGCTCATTGGTAAAACTGGTTTTATAACAAAATACACAGGTTACCAAGACGATAGTTCATCTTACCGAATGCAATATTACACAAATAATGCTGACTTGGGTAATGATGGGCAAACCTCAATCATCAAGAAAATTAAGATTCTTGTTGTGGGCGGCAGTAACCAAGCAATATCTATATTTTGGGGCTATGATTTTTCATCAAGTTACCAATCGCAGACAGTTACTATACCAACTCAGGCCGTTTCTGAGTATGGTATTGGTGAATACAACATTGCTGAATATGCAACAGGCATCATTTTGGAAGAATTGACTGCATATGGAAGCGGTTCAGGAAAAGTCGTTCAAACGGGATTTGAGATTAACATTAACGGGTCACCAATTTCATTCCAAAAGATTGAAATTCAAACCAAAACAGGCAAACTTGCATAAGGAGCAACCATGTCAAACTATACAAAAACAGTCAATTTCGCAGCCAAAGACTCACTCTCAACGGGTGATGCTAACAAAATTGTTAAAGGCACAGAGATTGATACCGAGTTCAACAACATTGCGACTGCGGTTGCAACGAAATACGACTCTACAACCAGCACTATATCAACCACCACGCTATCCGCTACAAACTTTTCTTATACAGGTACATTAACTGGTGGTACAGGTGTTATTAGTATTGGATCTGGACAACTAGGAAAAGATGCCAATGGGAATCTTTTAGTGGGTACTACTGCCGCAACCAACAATGCTAGTACCTTTACTGTTGCTTCTGCCAAAGCCGCCCTTATTCTTGGAAGTAGCGTATCGGCAGACTCAACTTCTCTTTTAGACCTTATTACGTTTGGCGCAACAGCTAGTAGTTCCCAAGTCTATGCTTCATTTGCGTACAACTCTGGATCAAATGGGAATGGCACAATTACTGGTGCTGGTGTTGGTGCAGCACAATTTACTGCTAATTCAGACATTCGATTAAAAGAAAACATCGTAGATTTAGCGCCCCAACTTGCAAACATCATGGCGTTGCGCCCTGTTGAGTTTGACTATAAATTAGAAAAAGCCCATCAAATTGGTTTTATTGCTCAAGAGGTAAGAGAAATTTATCCTGACTTGATAGGTGAAACAAAAGATGGTTATTTAACTTTGGGTGGCTTGAGTAAAAATGATTCTCGTTTGATTAAAGCAATTCAAGAACTTAAAGCATTGGTTGATGCACAAGCAGTGCGTATTGCCGCACTTGAGGCCAAATAAAATCACATGATTACTCACCACTTTTCTGATGGACTGTATGCAAAGGAAGCTAGGTTTCCTGCTGGCACAGCCATCTTGAAGCATACTCATAATTTCAGTCACCTGTCTATCTTGGCTGAAGGTAAGGTTGCTGTTTTGCGTGGTGACGAGATTGATATTGTGACTGCCCCTGCTTGTTTAGAGATTAAGGCTGGATTGATTCACGGCGTTAAAGCGATTACTGATTGTGTTTGG